ATCAAAAGGTACCAAAGAACCTTCTTCAATCATTTTAGATGCTAACTCAGCAAGACCAGATTTATCAACTTTTGGTCTTCCTTTGTTACCTGCATCTTCTTCCTGAGTAATTAACTCATTAAGCTCATTGATGGTTTCTTCAACTTCTGCTTTCTTTTCTCGGGCTTCTTCTTTTTCTTTAGGAGTAGCCGTTGAGTTGTCAAGGAACGATGTGTCTATATTTTCTTTTGAAAATACAGACTTAGGTTTTTCTTCGGTTTTACCATCTTCAGGAAGCATGATACTTTCTGCTCCAGGCATTCCAAAGATCTCATCAATATTAATATCTGCTTGACCTACCGTTGTAGTGTCAAGAACCTGAGTTTCCCCAGTTACTTCGTTTGGATTCTCCATGTGTGTTGGTTTTTGTTATACTTTAATATAGTGATAAATTTTTAAAATTTAAAGCTTACACATTAATTTTATCTACTATATGGCTAAGTGTTATTTCTTTTTTGCAGATGATTTTTGATCAAACTTGTTTTTGTTGACCTCAGCAATCTGTAATTGTTTTTCAGCTATATCTCTTTGAGCTTGGATTTTCTCTCTTTCAATAATATTCTTTTCTCTGTCAACAGTCATTCTGTTTGCATCTTTTTCTCTTTGAAGATTAGTTTGCTCCTGATATTGTTCAGTTGCTCTAATCTCTTTCATAGCATCAGCATAATCAGACATTTGATTCTCATTAACATCCACAGCAGCACCATAACCAGCAGCTCTGATTTCAGCAACAGTAATATTATTTTGAAGTTGTCTTTCTTGTTTTTCAGCTTCAGCTTGAATCATTGCCTGTTGTTGTTTCTCAGTAGATGCAATTTGTTCTTGTTGCATTTGTTGTTGCTGTTGCATTTCTTGATCTTTCTGCTGTTTTTGTTTAGCTTCAGAATCTTTGAGAACTGTATTAAGTTGAGCAATTGAATCAGATTGAATAATTTGACCAAGATCATAGATACTTGCACCTGCTGTGTTATTAGACATTGCAAGTTGTTTTAATTGTTCAAGTACTGCTCTATGATTTGCTGTAGTACTACAGAAGATATTTAAGTCTCTAAGAAGTAATTCTGTTCCATTGATTTGGAAGTTTACTTTCTCATCAGCAGATGTAACATAAGTTAATCTTGCAGATGGATTAGTAGAGTGATAGTACTGAGCCAAGTCTGTACGCATTTGGTGCACCCTAGGCATTAGATAATCACAGTGTTGGATAAAGAATACCTCTGTCTGTGCATAAGATGCTGAGGCAGCTTGTTCTACTCCTGTAGCAGTCATCTGAGATAACTGTTGTCCCATTCTTTGTGGATTCAATCCAATTACTTCAAATGCTTGTTGTTTAAAGTGATTGGCTAATTGAATCCTTGACATCAATCTTTCTGTTTGGGAAAGATCAAGTTTTTGGAAATGTTGAAAGTTTAATGGGTTTTCAGTGTTAGTAATGGAAGTATCCAATGGCAACATCTGAAAGTTCTTCATTGCAACATATGCTTTAGCCAAGTTACCTTTACCCCAATCTTCTCCTAATGAGTGTCTTGGTAAAGAGTTTTGATCTAACATAATTACAGTACCAAGTTCATCTACTAGGATATCTGCAATCTGATTGTTTACAATGTTGTATCCAATCTGATATGGTTTCATTAAGTCAATAAGTGCTGTTGACTTAGTATTTCTATCTGAGAATACTGCTCCTTCTACAGGAAGTTTACAACCATATAGAGTATTATCTCCTTTAAATTGAAATTTAAGAGGTCCTAGATTATTCTTTTCAATACCTAAATAAATAGGAGAGAAACCACCGGGGTTATTCATACCCCAGAATGAAGGAATGTTAGGTCCAATTTTTACACCGCCCCATACTTCATTAATCCAGATCCAATCCAGATGCTCTCCATATACCAATGTATCCTTTGTTTTATTTTTAAACAAACGATTATCATAGATAGGTTTATCAGTGACTTTATATTCTTCTGTAACTATCTCAGTAGTTACTTCTCCTAGATCTGTAATCTTAGTAAGGTGACCTATTTTCTTTTGTGACTTCCAATATACTGTAGATACTCTTAATAAGTATGCAGTACCTTGATCATAGTAGTCTTCTCCTTCTGCTATGATTTGAGCAACTATATCTCCACCATCTAATACAGTTCCAGACATAGCAGTAGTGTATTGTCTGTATGCTAATGATGGCATATTAGTATTCCATTCATGAGATTTAGTACCATCATAAAAGGATCCGTCATTTTGTAAACCTCCAATTGTATAACCAGCAGATCTAATCGGATATACATTTTCTAATGCTTCAAGTTGATCTTGAGTCATAAGATATCCAAACTTATCAATAACATCAGATACGGTCATCATATCTGTTTTACCTACCCAGTTACCTTGAGAAATATATCTTGCATCCGGAGACTTATGATAAAATGTTAATGCAGGATTCCAGAGTTCAATCTCATAATCATCCTCCATCATCTTCATATGCCAGAACTCACGGTCTGTAATAAGCATATCACGGAATCCTCTTTCTTCAAGTTCATCCATTTTGAATCTCTCAACATCAACTCTATGTTGGTGAGCTGCCCATTGTTCTGTCATTGATTGATAGTCCTTCTTAAAGAACTTCTCAATTTCTGGTAATGATTTTAATTTGTCAGGAGAAGTTTCTTGTTGGAACTCAGGTGATTCAGGATCCATACCTTGAGCTACTAATGCTTGAGTGATTTTCATTTGAGCATCAGAAAGTAAAACTTCTTCCACCATTGCTCTTTTTTGTTCTAACATCTCATTGTATGAGAAATCATCAACAGCTCTATATGTAAGTTTAGTAGATCTTTTAGCAAATTCACCTACAAGAACATTAATAACATTTGGAATAATAGGATAGAATTTAAGTTCTAATGCTGATACATCTTCTTTAGTCAAAACCTCAACAATATCTCTATAGTCATTATCTTCTTCAACTATATAGTCTGTCTTATCAATAATACCTTTTGCAAGTTTATAGTTCTTCATTAACCTGCGGGCATTTCTTCTAAGTTGTTTTAGTCCTTGCCACTCTAACCAGTCAAGGTTCCATGCAGCCCATTGTTGATCTTTTTCTGATTTAGGAAGAAACTGCAATGGTTGTGTAATACTACCCAATTTATTTTGAGTAGTCTTAGCTCCATTTTTTGCTTGAATAGCATTTATTATTTGCATAATCCTTTTACTTTAAATTTTTAAATGGTGATCTGCTAAAAGACTGTCCATTTGAACGTTGACCACCACCAATATGACGGAATGGGCTTCTATTTAATTTAAACAAATTATCTGACTTTTGCAAGTTTTTAGCCGCATCATCCATAATTGTTCTTTTAGCATAACCTCTGTTTGATTGTTGAATTCTCATGAAAGCAACTAATGCACAGAATGCTACCAGTCTATCCACGTTGACTCCTGCAGAATACTCTCGCATTTCAGTTAACAGCATCGGATCTGGAATTCTTTCTATACCATACTTAGTTCTTACAATAGTACCATCAGATTTTGTCTCTACATCTAATTCTTCTTTAGTATACTCAATAGCATAATTAAGAAGATGCTGTTTAAACAATGTTCCGGTATTTTTCCAACCATATTCCTGGAATACATTGTTGTTAGAACCAAGATCTTTTAAGAACATTATCTGACTCTTAGGAACCAGATACTTTTGTTTTTTCCTAGAGATCATATACTGAATGAATAATGAGATGTTATTCTCAATTACTGTCCAGGCATTATACCATTCAATGATTAACTCTAGTCTCTGGTGAGTTTTGTTAAGGTCATCAAATCTACCACACCAAGCAGCTACAATTTTATCTGGCTCTATATATGTTTCAGTTTCAACACCAGTAACCTTGGTTACTTCAACTGGAGCTTTCATTACATATATAGAACATAGTGATTCTGAGGTAGTTGTCTTACCCTCTGATACGGGGTCAATAGATGCATAGTATTGCCCAAAGGTAGGGTCCTTAACAGGTCTTTCCCATACTACTAAACATCCTGTCTTATCTTCAGTCTTTTTAGTAATTGGGAATTCTTTAATAGGTTGTTTATTAGAAGTTTTAACAGTTGGCTTACCGTTCTCATCTGTACTAATATCTAAGAACTCATAACCATATTCTTTTTCTTCTATTCTTCTAGATTGTGCCGCTACAAGATGTGGAGGGAACACAGATACAGATCTATGTGCAAAAGCTTCTTCAATGTTTCTAGGATGCTGAGATATCCTTAACTGGTAATCTTCTGGAGATAACTCATCCTTCCATTTTGCAAACTGTTCATCTAATGCTTTTAATGCTTCTTCTACAAGTGAATTACCATATTCATCAATGTGAGGAGGCATTGACCACTGTTCAGGAATAAACAAACCTGACAAACCTATAGTTCCTTTTGCATCTATTAAGTTTGTTTCTACAGCATAAATGTCTTTAGATGTAGGATTAAGAATCATATCTCTCAATGGGTTGCACTGAGATAAATCACCCACAGATCCTGCTGCAATAAACATTCCTGTAGTAATTAAACCAGATCTCATGGCCGGGCGCATGTACTCATATGTCAAGTCCATCTTTGGTGCAATTCCAGCCTCTTCATGAAAGAAGTATTTTACCGGACCCCCTACACCATTTGTAGGATCTTTCTCAAATGACATGCCCTGCATGGTACCCTTTAGACCCACTTCTGTTTTTCTGTCTCCTTTTCTTACTTCAATCTTTTGCTGCCACATTAAGACTTTGTCTGGAGACATTGGACGATACCATGCAGTGTGTTCATTCAAGAATGCAGCATATTCCGACATGAACTTCCAAGAACCTTTCTCATTGATATAATCTTTGAGACTGGCTCCCATCTTTAAAGTTACCCCTGCTTCAAACCAAAGTTGATTGAGTAATTTAGAGATGTGAAAGTATGAAGATGCTATCTGACGTTTCTTCAAGATAGCAACATGTTTATAGTTAAGTTCAGCAAGTAGTTCATATAGGGCCATATGATACTGTGCATCCCTGATTTTTGCAAAGTCAAACTTTTGTTGTTCCTTATCAAAGATAGGTAAGAAGTTTAACCACATGTAGTAGTCTCTGGTAAGATACCACTTCTTATTCCCATTTATATAAAATACTCCTTTTCTACATTTGAGTTTTTGATCATCCCAGTAGGATACAAAATCTCTTGATCTAAAAGGAGCAATACAATAAACATTCTGATCTCTAAATTTTACAGCTTCCTGATTAAAAAGTAAACTTGTTTTATCAAATCCATATTTACCAGGTTCAGAAAATATATTTGCTATTGCACCAGAAAATTCTTCTCTAGACTTAAATGATACGGTTGTCCATGTACCATTATCCCAACAAGGTATATCTTGATAAATTTCACTCATGGTTACTGATCATAAGCCATTCCAATACCACCTCTAACTTTACTTGATTGTTCTTCTTGAAGGTCTTTGTATACACCTTTAAATGAAGCTCTAATCTGATCAAAGTTTTTAGCAGCTGCAACTAGTGAATTAATATTACCATCTCTACCAGCAGTAATGGTAGTGGTTTCCATATATCTAGCTAATCTATCTAACATAGATGCCATTCCTTTATATGCTCTAGACGTAGGTGTTTCATACATTCTTCTACAGAATTCTAATGCAATATGAATATCATCATCTTCTGGAGAAAACTCTGCTTCTATTTCTTTTAGTATAATGTATTCTTTATATATATCAGGAGTATTAAAAAAAGG